ACAGTGACAGTAGTAATTATATTGGATTTAAAGCACCATCTACAGTAGCAAGTGATGTAGATTATATTTTACCAGCAGATGGATCAAATGGACAGGTTTTACAAACCAACGGAAACGGAACATTATCGTTTGTTGATCAATCGGGAGGCGGTAGTGGTGCGGGAGATTCATTTCCAAATAGTAGTGTAACACCTTTACCAAGTTCAGAAGGTAACTTTGATTTAGCAAAACAATATGATCAAACAGGAAGTGTTGAAACACCATTTGAAACAGGTGCAACAGATGCCTTTGGTGTAAGTCTCGGACAAATATATACAATGATGGATCCAGTTGGATCAACATTATCACCAACAGATTTAGGTGTATTAAGTTAGTAAATACACTGCTAGGAGAATACAATGCCAACCGTACTACAATTTAGACGTGGGACAACCACACAAAATAACAGCTTTACTGGCACCGCCGGGGAACTTAGTGTCGACACAACATTAGATACACTTCGAGTACATGATGGAAGTACTGCTGGCGGATTTGCATTACTAAAAGAAACTGGTATAAGCAGTCTTACACTAAACGCACAAGCAGAAATTAGACTTGGTGATTCAGATAGTTCAAACTATGTTGGATTTAAATCACCGGGCACAGTTGCTTCTAATTTGATTTTTACTTTACCCACTACAGACGGAACTTCAGGACAAGCATTGGTCACAGATGCCAGTGGTAACTTATCATTTGCTGCCGCAGGTGCAACTGTATCACAAGACAATAGTTCAAACACCAACTTTAATTTATACTATGCTGCCACAACAAGTGGAGCTCTTACTGCGGTAAAGTATGATGGTGCAGATCTACTTTTTAATCCTTCTAGTAGCACCTTAACTTGTACTAATTTTGCAGGTGTATCCAGTACTGCAAAATATGCTGACTTGGCTGAACGATATACTGCTGATGCAGACTACGAGCCAGGAACGGTTGTTGAGCTTGGCGGAGAACAAGAAGTTACACAGACTACAAGACCAAGAAGCGTAGCAATTGCTGGTATAGTATCAACTGATCCTGCCTACTTAATGAACAGCAACCTTGAAAACGGTGTAAGTATTGCACTACTTGGAAGAGTCCCTTGCAAGGTAGTAGGAAAAATTAACAAAGGTGATATACTTGTGAGCAGTATGACACCAGGACATGCAGAAGCACATAAAGATTTACATAATCCTCCAGCAGGGAGTGCTATTGGTAAAGCAATAGAATCAAAAACAGGCGATGTGCCAGGAGTTATAGAAGTACTAGTAGGTAGGATGTAATGCCCCAAAGATATCGTACAGAATATGACGGCGAGTTTGTAATTATTGAACATAAGATTTCTAATGGGAAAAAGATTCAAGAACGTGAATGGATTGATAATCCAATTGAGAATCAACACATATCTGGTAGAGCCGCAGTAATTGGTAACGGTGTTAGCCGTTATAATACTAAGTTCAATGGTAAGCTCAGTCTTAAAACAAAAATTGAACAACATGCTGGTTGGCATCTAGGACGTAAACGTTTACAAAGTTATGGATCTCAAGGATGTTGGCAAGAGATGCAATGTGATTTTTATGTAGAGTTTGACAAACAAAAATTGTCTGAACTTAAAGAGGCTAAGTATCAACAAAAAGTAAGTGTGTATAGTCATGCACGTAATTGTATAGATGATCCAGGAGAATATTACCTTGTGCCTTATGGAGTTCGAGGTAAAAGTATAGCAGTAGCAACATGGCTTGCATGTTTTGATGGACATACTGAAATATTTTTACTAGGTGCTGATGCTATGTTTGACGATGACACACCTGATCGGAAAACTATTAGCGGACTTAATGCAGTTTTTAATGATTACCCAACAGTAAAATTTTATTATGTATCTGATGGATGTCAAGCACATGCTACTTGGCGTAATAATAAGAACTTTAAACATATGCGTTATGCTAATTTTATTTCATACTGTGATATTTGAAACTTTTTAATTGTATCAATTTTAGATAGTATCTCTTCAAAATTTATTGTTGTCCATAATCCTGGATGCAACGGCTTTGGCCACACACCGCTTTTAATCCAACTATAACCATGATGTTCATTGTTTAATATCGGAGTAAATTCTGTATCAATTAAACAGAAAAATGTATGATAACTAAAATGATCGTCTGCACTAGTAAACTTTTCTATTGGTACTAGTTTAACTATTTCAGGCCAAATTCCAATTTCTTCTTGGCACTCTCTTTGAATAGCATCTGTCAGATTCTCACCTGCATCAACTTTACCGCCAGGTAACCCCCAGCAACCAGGATTTTTATTATCGTTACGTAACAGATAAAGGTATCTGTGTGTTTTAATACTATAGAACCATACACCAACTGCGTTTATCAAAGCACTAGACTCCAATTTCCTTCTGTGTATAATCCTTCGTAGCTCTTTAACCATTCACCTGCGGCCCATCGGTATTGCACACTAGTAGTAAGATTACTCACATATTGTACATTGCTTTCGTTACTAGCATTGAAAACAACATTCCAACGTACTCCATCATATGCGACAATATCGTTAGTTTTAGCAACTAACGGAGTGCCGTCTGTGCCTCTCCATGCTTGTGCAAATCCAGGATCGGTTGTACTACTACTGCCAGTGTCGTTAACAAAAAGATATCTTTGTCCTGTGGCTGAAGCCGGAAGACCTGCAATAGTTCCTGGACCTTTTGCTTGAGGATTAACAATAGCATTTACAGGATCTAAAGTGTTTGCTGGAATAGTATCAGTATCTACTGTAAAAAGTAAAAATCTATCGTCAGTAGGATCATAAGACACTGTGCCAACTATCACAGTCGTATCGTATGGGTTATCAAGTCTTATTTGACTTATACCCGCTCTCAATGCACCATATAGGTCAACCACAGTATGCCATAATAAGTTACTTGGCGGAGCAGTCGGAACTTTTACTCCTGAATTATTTGTAACTACTGCTTTGGTTTCTAAAACTTGTAGTTTGTTTCCTATTAATAGTGTTTGATAGTTAAAAGGAGTAAACAACTGTCTAGTACCTAGCAGTAGGTCACTATTAAAGATAGCGTCTGCCATATCGCCATTGCCGTCAAATACACTTGCAACTATCTTTTCTACCACACCGAGTTTTTTAACTTTTGCCGGAGGACTAATATAGATCGGCATTACAAATCTAAGTGTTGCAATATCAATTGGATCATCTGTACCCATTGGTATCGATCTTGAACTCCACGTGACTTGTTCTAAGTACATAACACTAAGACTGGTCCAGTCTATAAAGTTTTCTGTGCTTTGTATTTCTAAACTTGGATTAAACAGTGTAAGTAACTGCTCTAGTAATTGTAGTTTTTGGTTTGTATTTGACGTCCATATGTCGAGGTTAACTTCTAAATCAAACGGCACAGGCATTAATTTCTCTATTGTAAATGCATTACCTTGTGTTGTTTCGTATGTCTCGCTTTCGGTATCCCAAAAACGTTGTCTAACGTTTTGTTTTTGTACAAATGTAGGATCTTGTATTCTATCACGTGCATAGTTAAGATTTGTTACATGAAATGTCATAAGTGGGGTACTTGGTAAACTATTTGCACTATTCTGTTGTATAATAGTTTGTGCTTGACGTGTAGCATCACCATAACGTACAGGAACTCTGTAAAGTGTTTTCTGATTTGTATTTTCGTCTCTGCCGTATTCTACTTGGAAGTTTGAGAATACTCGAGTAAACTGCAACAAAAATCTGCGTATCTGTTCATCGTAAAAAAATTGTTGCATTAATTATCAGCCTGAGGTTTAAGTATCTTGCTTAGTGGTTGTCTTTCGTCTATCTGGCCACGATCTTCTGTATTAGTTTTGTTAGTATTGTTCACAAAACTACTACGTTGTGTCTGTGATCTCACATTGCCATGGTTTGCAACTGCTTTTTCTTTATCACCTGGTGTCAAATTAGTCCTCACATCGTCTTCATACTTAACCCATCTTGACCCGCTGTAACGAAAAAGTCTATTAGGATAATAGTCTAATCTTAGTGCAAAGTCACCTTCTTCTGCGCCTTGTGGGAAACTTGTACCTGGCGTTACCGGAAGTCCGTTTGGTGCAATACCATCTCCTGTTAAGTATCCTAAGGTATATCCGTTTGCTCTCGGGCTTTGCGGTTGTCCATCAACATCAACATTGGTTGTGTCAACTGTAATTCCTGTGTTATCAACTGTATAACTGTCTGGATCTGCAGGTGTACCATCCTCGTTAGTAGGCACAATGTAGAACTTTACACTATCATATCCACTATATGGTACTTCATTCTCTGCTTGTGTAAGAATTGCATCGTTTATTGATCTGTCTTTAACAACAGTACCAAAAGTTTCTATTTCACTAAGTGGTGTGAACTCTTCCCACTTGGTTGTATCAGTAATCTCAACACCTGGATCAACTTCGTCTATTGCTTTGTAGTAGGTACTACCGCTTAGTACAATACTGCCTTTTGGATAGTAGTTTCCGTTGTCCCAAATGTTCTCAACTTCAAATGGCTTTTTGAGTATATCATTATACTCTTGAGCACTCACTAGTGGTGTAGCTTTAACACGCCATAGATGCGGAAGCCAAGTTTGGGAAAAGCCTTCACTTGCAAATGCCGCATCTTGTATAACGTAATACTTTGGTATAGCTCTAGCAATACCACTGTCAAGAGGATTGAAGTCTTTAAGGTTTGGCAACTCAAGAACGTCACCGCTCATAAGTTTACGACCCATTGTGTCTATCATAAAGTTATAATGAAATGTAATAAACAGTGTATCGTTGTTTAAGAATAAACCAAATTGACTAAGGTCAAAGTCTATATCTTGTGCGTTGTAAACACCACGCATTTGGTATACATCGTCATCGTATTTTCTATCTCTGTTTTCTAATAGAAACAAATCCTCTATAAACAGTGGCGACTCGCTACTATAAGCAGGCTGTGTGGCATCTTGTGTGCCTCCGCTTACACTTGAACTATCATCTCCATGCGGCTGAGGTCCGAGATATTTGTGAATAAACATATCAACACCGCCAACCTGATACATTTCCATAACAGTGCGGTCAATAAATTTGTAATCGTTTTGACGATTTGGGCGATATAAACTTAGTCTAGGCATACAGTAATCCTTCTTAC